GGACAAAGAATCCTGCTCTGTGTGTGGGTCGTCAATTATCAACAGATCCGCACCACGTCCAGTGATTGCTCCTCCTACTCCAGCTGCGAAATATTCGCCACCATGATTGGTCTCCCACTTACCCTTGGCCTTTGCGTCTTCTCGTAGTTTAACATCTCCAAAGATCTGTGAATACTCTGGCGAAGCTAATAAATTTCTAACCTTACTACCAAACCTAGTTGCAAGTTCTGTATTGTGGGATACTTGCATAAGTTTCATTTTAGGATTTCTTCCCATCATCCAAGCAGGAAAATAAACAGAAGCAAATTCTGATTTAGTATGTCTAGGAGGCATATTAACAATTAATCTACCTTTACTGTCATTAGAGATTGTCGTAAATTCATTAGCAATAATTTGGTGGTGTCCCCATCGAGATGGGTCATTAGTTTTTCTAAATATAAATTCTGGCCATACTTCTTTAACAAAATATAGAAAATTATCTTGGCAAAGCTTAATATGTTGTAACCAAGTCTTCTCTACGCGGTCCCTTAATTGTTCGGTTGATAGTAAATCAGTATTCATTTTCCTAGACTTTTAAAATTTTTAAAAAATTTTTTATAGGAGTCCCATAAGTATTTGGGGCCCCAAGCGTGTTTAAAACTCGCTTAAAGTTCACGCGTTGTCGTTCGCCTTGTGGTTGTACGGCATACCAGATATTGTAGGTCATCAATCTTATTTGTACTACATATTGAGCCTTCTATCAACTGAAGGTGATCACAGGTGATGGTCAGGATGAGATTCTTCGGGCTGTGAGATGGTAGGTGAGATGGTAGCCACGCGTGGTTAAACGCGTGGCTATTGGTAATTATTCAGTAGGTAATATCTGTTTAATTACTGGCTTAAGATTAGTTAAAAGCTTTTCTTTTAACTTAACAACGATAGGATCGTCTGGATATTCCAGAAGAATTTCCTCAACTGAACTCTCAACCATTTTATATAATAGTTGATAGTTGATCTTCTTCTCTATCGGAGTTTGTGCTTGTGTTGGTCGCTCAACTTCACGACCAACATTATTTGTAGTTAGGTCTGTACCTAACAAAGTTATTAAACTGTTATTGGGCATTAACAACCTCAATAGGTTTAACATCTACTTTGATTTCAACACTTTCACTATCTACTAAAAAACTAGCATATAGTTTAGGGTTTTGCTCTTTAAACTTGGCAAGATTAAATCTCTTACTTTGTCTATTAACTTTTTGAGCATAGCCCTCATACTTTTCTAAACCAACTAACATAATTGCATTAGTCTTTTCAAAGTATGGAAGTATCTCATCTTTAATTAAATCTTTTTGTTTAGTTAAAGATTTAATTTGTGCTTTGATTAAACCATAGTTCAAGATTGTAGTCTTAATCTTTTTGTCTATTCTTAAACTAGGTTTTGTTTTTTGCTTTGGCATAAACTACTCCTTTGTTTTTTATTTATGACAATGTAAATCTATATCTTATCAAGATAAGATACAATAGTTATTTTAACTATTTTATCTTTTTTATTTTGGGAACTGTCGCTATTGTTTGTGCTGACAACTTGTCGCACCCAACCCAGCTACTCTGGGTGGGTGGGTACAATAGTTTATTTAATAAACACCAGCCCCAGCCACGCACGAGGCGAGGCGAGGCTAGGCACTATCCCCATTAGTGTCTTGTATGTTCCGTGTCATCACGGAAGAAATTCGAGAATCGTCCAACCGAAATGTCAGCTTTGGTGGTTTGGTAATCTCCGTCCCCAGTTAATTTACCATCAGCTATATCTTTCATAGTCATAATATTTTGCGTAGGGTCAGATGTACACACGATTAACTTCTCTTGTCTGTCAGGGTGGTCGGACGGCTTGCCGTCCATCTCTCTATTGTATGGTTTCTTTTGTTTAACTACCCAAGTCTCCGAGACGAACGAATAGTAAGGTGCGTTCAAATCTTTCAACATACCTTTAACGATAGGTATCATCATATCTTTAGATAGGTCAGAAGTGAACTCACATACAATATGCAATGTCCCATACCTATTCCCTTTAGTTTCATCTATCACGAGATCGGCTTTCTCTCCGTGCTTTAGAAATTCTTGAAATCTTTCCGTTATCAATGTGCGATCAAACGGCAGTAGGAATAGTGCGGGTGTGTCCCGCTTGTGTTCTTTACTAAACTGAAACAAATCTATTGCAGTCCAGCAACCGAGAGAGTGCATTTCATTTACTGATTCAATCGGATTTTTTAAAGGCAAAATTCTTGTGTGCCTAATGGGTATTTGCTTTACTAGTTCTTCTCTTATTTCATCAAAGTCCATATTTTCTCCTTTTACATTTGTCTTATCATATCCCAAAGCATTTGCAACAACAAAATTTTATGTGCCATACAAATCTTCCACGCTGTGCAGAAGCTCCTGCCGACAGCTCCAGAGGGGGATCTATCTATTTACCGAACGCGCGCGAAGCGAGCGAGAGCGAGCGAGGCGAGAAGGTAGATTAGAATGATTCTAAAGTAAACACATGCCGATGGCACACAGCCACATGGCGTGGTATGGGTAAAAGAATGCAAATAATAGCAACAGGGAGATGACCAGCATCACGCTGCCTCCCGTTGATCCAGGAGCTGCTGAGCCCGGACCTCGACGGCCCACCACACGAGGTTGTTCTTCAATTGGCGTAACGAGCCTGCGTCACGTGCTACCTGTTGTACCTTTTCACCAAGCTTCAAACCTTCCTGCTCTGCGTAATCCTCCAGCTGCTCGAAGATCTCTTCCTCATGCTGTGCATAGAATGCTACCGTTTCGTTGTAGTAAATTATACCGGGGACTCCGCCCTGGCATCCATGGTGTGCAATGTCCTTGATCAGGGTCGAACCGGCACCCTCTTCTTTTTCTTTGGCTAAGAGCCATTCTTGTATTTTCATTTGTTTCTCCTTTTTAATTACATATGTGGCTTCCGGTAGGTCTCACCCGGAATTATATCTAGCGCATGTCGCGCATAGCATCCAAGACCAATGTGCCACGTGGGCCCAACCAGCTTCCAGTCTCCCTTCCACTGGCTGTGAGCTCAGGGTATATATATCCCATCTTTGTGGGAAGTCAAGACCCTAAATGAATTTATTTTTCGAAGCAGCAGGTACCTGGATCCAGAGTCCCTGTAGTTTAGTTGAAAGCCCAAGCACCAGCTTGGTACGAGGCGAGGCGCGAGAACGAAAGGAAAAAGTTAACAAAATAAAATTCCCACGCCTCAGCACAAACATTACTTCAGGGTACGAGCTGTGTCCACCCCCTGTGAGAAGGTGCGGGGAGCTGCACATGCTGTTTAGTTTAAAGAAACGAGGCGAGCGGGACGAGGCGAGACGAGACGAGAATGCGCGAAGACTGATCCGAATAACTCCGTCGCTTCGCGCAATTAAGTTGCACCTTCGTTTAACCTAGTGGCTCAACTCAAACGAGACCAGATGAGTAGCTTACTTGTTTTTATTAGGTACCACATACTACTTACTGTTTAAGGGTTTCCCCTCTGATCCCATCTCTATATATAAGACATCGTGGGATAATGTCAAGCCCTAAATTTTCCCGAAGCGACGAAGGTTACAGGTAGCTCCCGGGGCTCATAAGTTTACTTCCCACGCGCCTTTCAAACGAGGCGAGGCGAGACGAGAAGCGTGAGCTTCACCTGCCGTGCATCCTGGCCATCCTGAGCTGCAGAGTCCCGGACCATGAGCTGTTTAGTTAACGAGGGCGCACGGGAAACGAGGCGAGAACGAGAACGAGCAAACCCGAACCAGTTCCGGTTCAGGAGGCAGCCTGTCCCAGGGCCCGGAGAATTAGTTTACGTAATCCAGCTTCAGTATCCGAGGCTACCGAGACGAGACTCACGGATCCCCTTCCCTTAATCTCTAGAAGTTTAAGGGCTCGGTGCTTGACCCCCGAGCCCAAGATATACGCTGTGCCACCATTTCTCAAGTGCGTCAAATGCCAATTGATTTGCCACTTGCTCAGACCATAATTCTTGAGATCATTTGATTTAAGTTCTATCCAAATAGTACGACCTTTATACAATATATAAACATCAGGTATTCCGTTAATTGTATTAGATTCTATGCGGAAAATTTGTGCATCAAGGTTAAGTTTTTTTATTCTTTGCCAGAGTTTAGATTCTCTTTTTTGTGCCACGTGAAACAGATCAAGTTTTGATTTTAGTAGGCTTCTCTCCGTACCCATCAACCACACTTATATTCATATCTGGTGGAGCTGCATGTAATGGTATATCAGTTAAAATATTGCCAGAAACAGATACTCTTTCGCAATTTGACTTAAATGGACACACATAATGAGTCAAACTAGAAGGAAAAATAAATATATCTCGCTCTTCTGGGAAATAAGATTGATAAGTAATATATTCTTTAGGGCCATCCCCATAAGTAAACATAATACTCCCTGGGCCAGTTGAAGTACTTACACAATTTTTGTTTTCTTCTTTTAGTTCCTCTGGGATAGATAAATAAGTAACAAAAGAATATTTATCGCTATGATTATGTGGTGGGTTAAATTCATTTTGTTTTTGATAGTTGACCCACATGGATTTTAAAAAGTATTTATTATACTCCTCATCCTTCCCGGAGTTACGCCACTCTCTTAAAGCTTGTTCATAAGCTCTCATCATACTAGCTATGTAGGGAGTATATTTATTTAAGTCATTGTAAGCATATTCTTCTCTAATATGCCCAGCTAATCTTGTTCGATAATCCCTATCTGCAATCCTAGCCTGCTTAGCACCTTCTAATAACAATTTATGAAAAGTCTCACTGATCTTAAAATGAAGAACAAATGGTCCCCAATTTAAAATGTTGACATGGACATTAGGTTGCGTTTTTTTCTTTTCTTCACTCACAAAATACTATTACTTTATTTTTTTAATTTTAACAACTACTGAGTTAGGGATAACAGTAGTGTTCCCTATTTCTTCAATTTCCTCTGGATCGGAATTATTCTTAACTGAAAAATCTCCAAATATTCTAGTTAAACCTTTAGTTTGAGATAACAAATGGCCTTTGGTTACACAAATAGGGAGCTGAGCTTTCATTAAATGAGTTGTACTTTGCCAACTTGAATCACTTACAATATCTCTCCAATGGACTTCCACCATAGGATAACGATCAATTTCTACTTTAGCTTTTTTATTTATATTAATTCTTTTCTTCATCTATCCTTACCGACACTGATCCCACAGTAGTAGTCATGTGGGAGTTATGTACTTCGTTAAACACCTGGAAGAATTTACTAGGATCAGCCAGTAACTTCTTTTGGCGTAACGTTAATGATCTCTTTACCTTCCCCGATTTTATTCTCGAGTTCGGATAATCTTTTCTCCAACGCTTCACGACTCATGCCCTCCAGACCTGTGTGTTTAATTTCCTTCCTGTCTACAAAGAATCCGGCCATCTGACCTTTTCTAAATAAAGCATTAATCGCTGCAGTATATTGACCGGCTTTAGCAGCACGATCACCTAAATCTTCATACTTTTTATAATCAATCAATTTATCTTTTTCATATTTTTGTAATTCCTGTTGTAATCTTTTTTCTAAGTATCTACACACATGTGGATTTTGAGCCGGGTTAGTTAGTCTGCTTGCTGTTTCAGTTGGTCCTTCGGCTTTTTTAGATGTATATCCAGCTCGTTGAGCTGCTTCAACCTTGGAGATCTTCCCCCAATTAGCAACCAATATATCTACAAACGTCCTCTGTTTAGGAGTCAGTTCAATAGTAGTCTTCATTACATTCTTTTTTGCTGGCATATACCCTCACTATAGCACAAAATATTTTTTAAGAAATATTTCTATTTTTTCCCCGTAAGAGACTAGGTTTTTACCTATTTTTTCTTAAGTTTTAAGAATTTTTCTTAAAACTATTCTTAAAGAAAGTGAGTATTTAAGCCATTTTCTTAATTTCTTAGTAGTTTTGACAAAAACTTTTTTTTATTTTTTTTATTTGTATAGAGAGGGTATAGGGAGAATTTGACATTTACCCGCAGATTATGATATTTCAATAGATAAGTTGTTTTTTATTTTCATAAAACAGCTCCTTTCTGCCTGGGGGAAAGTCTTAGGCCTTTTTCCCAGGTTTTATTTTAAGTTTTCTCTCAATTATATTTTCGACTATATCTCCGTATTTTCTTTTGCTATCAGTTTGAAAAACAGACTTAATTATATCTTGTTTTAATTTAGGGAGGTGTTTTAAAGTTTTTTTATTTTGATTCATTAAATATTAGTCTTCCCGCAGTGGTCCATGGATTTAAATCATAATCCATTCTACTACATGATGTAGACATAATAAATATACACACTATTAGGAGTATTAAACGCATGGAAGTAGATTAGGTTTACTGGTCAAATTTTTTACAATAGCGGTCGTAGTTGCCAGTACTTGTTTCCTTAATTTTTCTACTTTTTTTCTTAATGCTTTTCTTTTATCTTCATTAGCTTCTTTTTTAAGATCTAGGTATAAACGATAATATTCTATCCATTTTAGTTGCCTATGAGTAAAAGTAATATTTCCATTTCGAACAGCTTTAAAATATTGCTCTTTAACTATTTCAGGATCCCATCCTGATTGCCAGCAAATCCAATTAAAATCTTTATTTTCTTTGGTGATCCATTGATGTGCTTCCATTTTATGAATACTTGATTTTCTATCGGACTGTAAAATCCGTGTATCTTCTACCGCGTTTAACAATACATGACGCCATAGTCTCTGTTCAGGGCAATAATGATTTTGAGAAATTAAAGATTCGGCTATTTCAATGCCCATAAGTTTTAATAAGGTTGGTGAATAGTTCACGATAATGGTATTTAACCTCCGGTGCTATGTTTAATCCAGATGCGACCTGGTATTGTTGTTCCACATCTTCAATCATTTTGTGGATTTGTGCGCCTGACCATTTTTCCTTTCGTGGTACTATCAAAAGTTTAAGATTCGCTTCAAAGATACTCATAGATGAATTATAACTTAGCATCATCGCCTTTCATACCCTTAACCAATTTGAGTTTTACTACATTATTAGTGTGTTTTTTCTTTACATGAAATTTATACAAATCATTTGCATCTGTTATCATTTGTGGATCAAACTCTGGTTTGTAGCCAAAGCATACTCCATTATGTAATGCAAACATTACACTTGTAATTTTATCATAGTCTGATTTTTTTAAATTGGCCGCAAGAATGACTAGAGCTTTTGTGTACTCAGTGATACCATCCTTCGATTTCGCCATCAATATATCCTTCTACATATCTAATAATATTTAAAAATAATTGATTACTGATCCGTGAGCCGTGTGTCTTGTGACCTGAACCATCGCAGTGGATGCAAGTTCCAGTATTTACCTGTCCTTTAATGTATCCGTTCCCTTTACAAAAAGTACAAATCTCATACTTAATTTCTTTCTTATCCATTTTTCACCTTTCTTGCAAGTACATTTGATATAACTCTTCCATCAGGTAATCTTACCCTATCTTTCCACTTACAATCAATGACATAAGTTTTTTCTGATGTTGCAATTTTAAATTGCATACCCCAGGGCTTATCTTCTCTCCAATACTGTTGAAAATCCTTGATTTCTGTGTGTAAATTAAGCTTTTTCCCCATCACCCTTTTCTAATTTTTTCAAAGCTTTACTTAATTTTCGACCCAATGCCCTAGCTTCTTTATCCAATCCTTGAGACATTCCTTTTACGGTTAACCCGTTTATAAGATCACAGATCTCGTCATGAGATAATTTAACTTCTATTAATTTGTTGGTTTTCGCCATTCTAAAAATAAAGTTTTAATTGCATTTAAACACTCTTCAAATTTTGATTCGGGATCATCTAACTTGATTCGGTTTCTCTCAACCCCATTAACCAAAAATAC